GTCGGCGAGTTCCCGCTTCAAGTTGGTCTCTAGATCGTCGAAGAACCTCGTCGGGATCGACTTGATCAAGGCGACGTTCTCGCTCGTGAACTCGTCGACGGCCGACTCGAGCCAGGTCTCGGAACCCACAACGTCAACGCCTACCGCTTCGCGTAGCGTGCGGTTCAGTTGCGCGCCCTGAAAGCGCTCGATCTCTTCGGCGACCGGGCGAACGAGCGAGCCCATTCGGCGACGCGACCATTTCGAAAGAAACTCGTTTTGAATCTCGTCGAGCGAGTTCCCGATCTCGTCGGCGTCGGTGCGAACTGAGATCCGCGACGATTGCTCGATCATGCGCTCGAGCTTCGGAACGAGCTTCGCGCGAACGAGCGCCATCGCATCGGCGAGAAGCCGACCCTTCAAGGCTCTCGAGTAGCGTCGAGCTTGCGCGTCGGGCGCGCCCATTCGAGGGAGCCGAACACCGCGCACCCGCGCCGCGTGCAACTGAACCAACGCCTTGAAAGCGCCTTGTGTGATCAAGTCCATTTCCCTCGTTTCGGAACGAAGCCGATCGACTTCCTAGCTCGACTCGACGGGAAACCCAAGGGCGGCCCGAGATACACTTCGCGCTCGTTTGTGCGGTCGGCGATCACGAGCAAGCCAAACGAGATCGGAATTCGAAGCCCGTTCACCGAGATCGTTTGAGCCCCGCCAGCGATCGACGAGACCGACGGCGCACCGAACGAGATCGGGATCGAGATCCCGTTCGGGGTCACAAACCACGCCGCCGACACCGAAGGCGAGCCGAACGAGACCGGGATCGAGACCCCGTTCGGTGCGATGTTCACCGAGCCCGGTTGCACCGACGGCGCGCCGAAGGTGATCGGGATCGCGACGCCATTCACCGAGACCGTTCTCGAGGCGGTGACCGTCGGCGATCCGAGCGCCAGGGGAACGGCGAGCCCGTTCGGTGCGATGTTCACCGAGCCCGGTTGCACCGACGGCGCGCCGAAGGTAATCGGGATCGCGACACCGTTCGGCGAGATCGTGAGCGCGCCAGGCGCGGGCGCGGTGATCGTCGCCGCACCGAACGAGAGCGGGATCGAGACCCCGTTCGGCGAAACGGTCGCGGTCGCGGTGAGCGTAGGAGCGCCCAACGCGAGCGGGAGCGCGACGCCATTCGGCGAGACGGTCGCGGTCGCGGTGAGGGTCGGTGCGCCGAGGGTCACCGCCAGGGCGAGCCCGTTCGGCGACACGTTCACCGAGCCCGGTTGCACCGACGGCGCGCCGAGCGTGAGAGGTACGGCGATCCCGTTCGGTTGAATGAGCGTGGGTTGTGTGACAGTCGGCGAGCCGAACGAAACCGGGATCGCAATGCCGTTCGGCGAGACGGTCACCGAGCCCGGTTGCACCGACGGCGCGCCGAGCGTGAGAGGTACGGCGAGCCCGTTCGGCGAAACGGTCGCGTTCGCGGTGAGCGTCGGTGCGCCGAGCGAGATCGGGATCGCGAGCCCGCTCGGTGCAACGGTCGCGGTTGCCTGAACCGTAGGCGAGCCGAACGAGACCGGGATCGCGAGTCCGTTCGGCGAGACGGTTTGGTTTCCGACGACTACGACACCGAAGACACCCGAGCGAAATACGTCTTCGCCCGCTTGCGTTGCCCCGCCGTTGACGAACGGCGAGAGCAAGCCGACGCCCGTTCGAGCCTTGCCGATTCGGCCCGTGCGACCCGCTCGCCCGGGGAATGGGTATCTGAACGGGTTCGCCATAGGGCTAGCTTACCCTTCGGCGGTCTTGATTGAACCCGTGACAACGCCCGTGTTCGTCGCGGTGCAAAGCACCATGAACCCCAGGCACGCGCCCGCGACGATTTGCGGAAGCCCCGTGTCGCCGAAGTCGAGCGTCGCGCCGATGTTCGCGACCATGTTCGGAACGTGCGCGAGACGACGAACGAGAGTGATTCCAAAGTTGCCAGCGGTGAGCGTGCTCGCCGAGAGGGTCACGCTTTGCACCGAGCGAACGCCCTTGTCGCCCGCTTGAAGCGTGACCGGGATCAACTGACCCGCGACCGTGGTCGCGACGACGGCCGCCGAGCCCGTTCGGCCAGCGGTGCCCGCCTCGTTCGTGTAAGAGATCGTCGCGGTGACCGCCGTCGCGCCCGTCGGCGAGTAGAACTCGAGGAAGCATTCGACGTCTTCACCCGTCGTGTACCGCGTGAGCGCCGCCGAGTTCACGGTTTGCGCCGTCGTGACAGTGCCCGAGAGCGTCGCCGTGTGAACAAGGCGATCGTAGAGAATGAAATTCCCTTGTGTCGCGCCCGCGAGTTCGAGCGCCGCCAGGTAAGCAAGGTTTGCCCCGCCTGGATCGGTGAATGAGTGCGCGCCGACCGTGGCGTTCGTGCATGCGGCACCCGCCGCCGTACCCGCCGCCGCGCCCGCGCCAGGCAAGCCCGCTACAGTCCAAAGCGAGTGATACGAGCCCGCGCCCTTCGACGTAGCCGAAGCCTTGTAGAAGGGGCGAACTTGCTTCGCGGCCGCGACGAGAAGATCAACCGTTGTGATCGCCATGGTTCAACCCTCTTGCGGTTGCGGATCGAGTTGATCCGCGAGTTGACGAAGCCGCTTCGCGAGAGCGCGGGCGGCGGCGGGCGTGAGTGAGACCCCGTGCGTGATCGAGGTTTGAACGCGAACAACCGCGCCCGTGATCCCGGTCTCGATCAGTTTCTTCGTGACCTGATCCATGATCAGGGTCTTCGGCTTTGCCATGGCGCGGGCCTTTCAGAACGTCGTGAACGCGTTGATCGTCGCGAGAGCTTCCCATGCTGCGATCTCGCTCTCGTCGAGAGACGGATCGTTCACAGGGCGAACGCGCCATTTCGAGAGGAAATCGCCCGAGCCCGACACCGCTCGAATATTGTCCGAGCGTGCGGCCGCCGCATTCGCGGCCGCTTCGAGGGAGCCGAACTCGGGAGCGATCGGGCCGACCTCTTGAGAGTTCGACTCGACAAAGAGCCAGTAAGGGGCCGCCATGATCAGCCCACCTTCAGGATCTTGTTCGCGCCGTTATCCCACGCGATCACAATGTTGCCGCCGTTGGTCGCGACCGGGAGACCCGACGCCACCGAGTCAATGAACGCGATCAGGGGCGAGGTGCCTGCAACGCCCGTGTCTTTGTAGAGCACGAGCCCGACGACGGTTGATCCCGCCGCAACGGCGGTGAACGTTGCGTCGGCCGCGTCGAACACGCCAGCGGTCACCGAAGGCGACGTGAGCGTTTGCGGCGTGCCAACAACGCCCGCGACGCTCGAGAAGAATTGGTGAGCCGCGCTCGGCGTGTAGGCCGACGTCACCATTGCGACCTTCAACGTGTCGGTGTCGAAGTCGATTGAAGGATTCAGATCGAGAAGAGAATTCAGGAACTCGGTGTAAACGACGTTTGCCATGGTGGAACCCTTTCGTTACTCGGCGACGTTGGCGGAAGCGACCGAAGCGGCGATCGCCGTTGCGTTCGCGGTGATCGTTGCTTGACGCGCGTTGTTCAGAACAACGTCGAGCGCGGTGTGACGCGTCGAGAGCCGACGAAGCGAAGAGATCAGCAACGGGATCTCGTCGACCGCTTGCTGATTCGCGTAGCGCTTCACGAGCCGCACAACGGCGAGCGAGAGCGCGTCGGCGCGTGCGCGATCGAGAGCCTCTTGCGGTGTGTCGGTCACGCCTTGCGGCGGGGCGACGGGGTTCGCGTCGGCGTATGCGAGAACGGCGGTGATCAGTGCGTCGATCTTCGGATTCATTCGTTCATTCCTTCACGCCAGGGGGCGCGGGCTTCGGGGTTGCGGGTTGACCGGGCTTCGGTTGCCCCGGGAGTTTCGGGCCGCCGAACCCGCCGCCGATCACGGGCGCGGGCGGTTCCTTCGGCTGAAAGTTCTCGGGTCCGATGATCGCGGCCGCTTCGTCGTCTGAGAGCCTGAACGCGGTCTTCACGATCGCAAGCGCGCTCTCGCGCGGGATCTCTTCGGCGTGGTACGCGCGAACGATCTCGATCAGGCTCGAGACTTGCGCGCCGTTCATCGCGAGATCCTGAACCTTGACGTCGCCGCCGCCAGCGGGGGCGGGCATACCGGGCGCTCCCTTCGGTGCGGTCTCGCCTGGCTTGACCTCGATCGGGTCGCCGTTCGCGTCGACGCCACGGGTCACGCCCTCGGCTTCGGCAAGCTTGTCGGCTTCGGTGTCGGCCCCGTCGTCGGCTTCGATCGCGGTTTCGACCGAGTAGCGATCGCCAGCGAAGCGAGCGTTTCGAACCTCGTCGGCCGAAAGAACCCCGTTCGTCATGTAGATCGCGTCGGCGTTCGCCATGGTCTGACGCGTCGTCGCTTGCTCTTGCTCGCTCGGTTGCCACAACGGGCGGAACTCGAGCGCCCAATTCTCAGGCTCGACGCCCTTCGTCGGCCCGCTCTTCGAGAGCATGATCAGCCGAATCAGGCGCTCGAGGGGCTTCCGAATGAGCGAGTTTTGTTGACTCGAAATGAAGTCGTAGAAGATCCGAATGTCGCTCGCTCCCGTGGCGTTCAAACCAGCGGGCGACTGACCCATGAGAACGGTCACGGGAATACGCGTCGCGGCCGCCAGGCGGATCGCGAAGCGGTCGATCAGTTCGGCGAGACCCGAGATCGGCGTCGACTTGCGCTCGAAGTCTTCGCCGTCGGCGTCGAGCGCCAGGGCACGAAGAACCGAGCGCGAGAGATCCATGATCTCGAGCCGCTTTTTGATCAGGTCCGAGCGATCGCCCGCGACCGCTTCGGCGAGCCCCTTGATCTTGAACACCGCTTGCGCGAAATCCTGAATCAGCGCGCCCGCGTTCGAATAGCTCGAGTCGAAGTCGGCGATCACCTTCCAAGTGAGATCGAAAATCGAATCACCGAAAGAGTTGTTCGCCGACATTTGAAGTCGCGAAATGTTCGGACCCCTGAACAAGAGCACACGCGACGCATGCACGTTAATCAGGTTCGCGCCGATTCCCGCGCTCATGATCTTCGGATGGATCGAGTAGCTATTCGGGTTGCCGTAGTCTCGATCGCCGAGTTGCCCGACGTAATCTCGAACCGAGACCTCGCTCGGGTCGAACACGGTGAGAAACTGAACGTCTTGAATCGCTTTCTCGTTCAGCGGTTTCGAAAAGTCGGTCGACCCGTCTTGCGCGCCGACGAGAGCGATCGCCCCGCCGAAGGCACGCGTTTTCTTCACGAGATCTTGAATCTTGTTCACCGCGTCGAGATCGTCGAGCTTCGAGCCGATGGCTTCCGCGCTCTCGTGATCGTTGGGAATGCGAAGATCCCACCCGACGCGCGTCATTTCCTCGGCGGGAATGTCGACGATTCGAGCGCCCGTGTCGGTCGCCCTGTAGAGCGAAAGGGCGTCGGCATACGAGAGCGGGGCGGGAACGGGAACGAGAGACGATCGCTTGTCGCGCGCGGTCCCGACGCCCGTCAAAAGGTTTTCCCACCCGTCGGCGCGGGACACGGACGAAAGGCGATCGTTTTGGCTTGACTTCTTTCGAGGTGCCATGAGTTCGAACGTAGCACGTCGAAAGAGAAAAGCGCCACCGAAACGGGCGCGCTCGGTGACCACACGCGACGCCGAAGCGTCTTGCCCTACGCGATTTCTAGCCCCGCACGCGTAGCGCGGGTGTGCCCTCGGGTGCGGGAGCACGCACCCGACCCCGCTAGAGGGGTCCGCTCGGGACGGTACATCGAAGCTCTCGAGAGAAGCAAGGGCAACGCTCGAAGCGTTGGCAACTTGAACGCCCGTCGGCCGTGAGCGCGTTCTATCAGCGCGACGCCAGGGCTTCAAGCCTCGCGAGATTCGAGCGTGTCAGGTAGCGGTTGATCGCATACGCGAGCATATCGATCCCGTCGTCATTGCGCCCGTTCGGAAACGCGGCCGCTTCCTCGATCAACGGTCCGACCCATTCGTCGGCGAGCGGAAGAAACAAATTGCCCGCCTCGATCATCGGCGACGCGGCCGAAATGCGCGCTTCCTTCCCGCCCTCGGGTTCGATCGGGATCACGCCTGGAAACTCTTTCTTCAGGATCTCGATGATCGCCGAGCCGTTCGCCTTGTCTTCGATCGCGATCTCGAACGGTTTCCATTTCGCACGCAACGCGCGGATCGCTTGAAGGGTCTCGGTGAAGCTCATTCGATCCCACACGAGCGCGAGCAAGTAGAGATTCGGACCCTTGCGACCGACGACGCCGCACGCTACGCGGTCGCTCGTTTCGGTTTTCTTGAACGCGGCGTCAGTGACGAGAGCGATCATGTCGAACTTCGCGGGCAAGGGCGCGCACTCGAAGCCGAGTTGAGCGGTCTCGCCCGGGCGCAAGTAACGGCGCGTGAACCACGAACGTTTCAGTAAGCCGCCCTCGGCGGGGCTCGGCTCCTGATCATGTTGCGCCGCGTACCCGTAAGAGCCGAGGTCTTTCTTCGCTTGCGCGAGAACCGCTCGAGAGAACTTCGCGGGAAAGAGCAACTCGCCCGCTTCGGTGCGCGGGTCGACGAACACAGTCGAACCGTCGAGCGCTCGAACGTGTGCGCGCCGTTTCGGGTTGAACTCGCTCGGAAGGTTCAAGTGCTCGAAGCCGCCGCGTTTCAGGATCTCACCTGAGAGATCGGCTTCGTGAAGTCGTTGCATGATCACGACTCGAACCGCGTTCGCCTGATCGTTGAAGCGGCTCGACATGGTTTCGAAAAACCAACGCGTTGCCTTCACGCGCTCGACTTCCAAGTGAGCGTCGTCGGCCGAAATCGCGTCGTCGACGACTAGCGCGTCACCTCGATAACCCGTGCCTGATCCGACGCTCGTTCCCGTGCGCGCCCCGCCGAGCGTGTTCTTATAGAACTTCTTCAGGTTTTGATCGTCGGCGAAATCCCACGCGACCCCGCCGCTCGAGTCCGTGCGGAAATGGCGAACGTACCATTCGGTTTCAACGAGGGTTCGCGTTCTCACCGCGTCACGAGTCACGAGCCCGAGTTCATACGAGCCGAAGATCACCGACCATTCTGGTTTGCGCGCCCATGCCCATGCTGGCCAAAGCACCGAAACGATCAAGCTCTTCGCGTGCCCTGGCGGAATGTTGATCAGCAACTCTCGAACGCGCCCCTCGGTCACCGCCTGAAGACACGAGCACAACGCGTCAAGGTGCCAGTTCCACACGAGCGGGGCGGGGTCGATTCGCGACCATGCTCGTTTCACGAAGAGCGCGAACGAGCGCTTCATTCGTTCAGCGGACAAGCGAGTTAGATCGTTTTGGTCAAGCTCAATAGCGGGCATGCGGTCGATTTACCATGCCGCGCCGCGTCGGTCGATTTTCGATCATGAGCACTTGACACTTAGGGGTGAACTGATTTATCTATTCGTCATGACCAACGCGATCGCGACGACCATTCTCGAGCAACTCGGCGGTAACCGCTTCCTGGCAATGACGGGCGCTCACTCGCTCACCGCCGAAGCCTCGAGCCTGACAATGAAGCTCCCGCGCATTTCTAAGGTGTGGACGGTGAAGATCACTCTCGAGGCTTCGGACACGTACACGGTCACCGCGTACAAGCGCCGCCCCGCGCCGAAATACTTCGAGACCCTCGAGCCCGTCTCGGACGTGTACGCGGAAAACCTGGCGCTCGTGTTCAAGGATCTGACCGGGCTCGATACGAGCCTGTAAGCGCACGAAATCAGGCGGGCTCGAAGAAATCGACCGAGCCCGTCGAATTACGTTTGACAGACCCACCCGAACCGAGTTATCTATTCGTCATGACCAACGCAACCGCCCGCCTCGCTCGCATCACTGAAGACCTGAAGAACAACCGCGCCCGCCTCGAGGCGTTCGCCCGCCAGGAACGCGAGACCCTGAAAGAGCTTCGCGGCTTCGCGGCGTTCAACGGCGGCCCCTCGAAGGATCTCGCCGAAGCGTCGGAAGCGTTCGAGTCCTTTTGCCGCGTGAACGGGCTCAAGTAAGCCGACCGAAAAGACGGGCTCGAGAGAAATCAACCGAGCCCGTCGAATTAAGTTTGACAACCCCACCCGAACCGATTTATAACTAGCTCATGACCAACGCAAACCCGACCGCAACCGCCGCCGTAATCGTCACGAAGAGCCAGGGCACGATCCGTGTTGCCTTCGAGAACCTCGAGCCCGCGTGCAACGTGCGCGGGTGGGAGTTCACGGGCAAGGTGAAGCGCTCGGTTCGGCTCCCGATTCGCCCTGAGATCGACGGCGCGCCGTTCGTTCGCGGTCTGAACGGCCCGATGTTCGAAGCCGAGGGCGTCGTTCGCTACGAAGAGATCTAAGCGACCGAAATTAGGGGCGGGTTTGAGAAATCGCTCGAGCCCGCTCTTTTCTTTTGACAAACCCACCCGAACCGAGTTATCTATTCGTCATGACCACGCACGAACAAATCAAGGCGATGAACCTCGAGACGATCACCGAAACCGAATTCGCGACGCTTCTCGCGTGGGAGCCGAGCGCGGCGCACGCGTCGGCCTGTAACGGTTCATGGTCGCAACGGGAGGGCGCGTGCTCGTGTGGTCTCATGCACGCCCGCGCGATCATCGCCGCGAAGCGCCCCGACCTGATCGGTGAAGAGGTCTAAGCGGGCACGCCTGGCGGCCCTGGCGGGTCTCCCAAGTCGAAAGCGAGCACCGCCAGGGCGCACACCGCGAACACGAGAACGACGCTCACGGGAGCGCCTTCGGCGGGCTCTCGACGAACTCACCGTCGACCGTTTCGCCCGTCTCGAGCGCCTTCAACGTGAGAGCCTCGAGCCGCTCGAGTTCGTCGTCGGTGAGCTTCTCGGGATTGATCCGCACGTTCGGCAACTCGAGCGAGCCCGACAATTCGAGCGAGGTCGTCGAAGGTGCGCGCCCGTTGCGTTGCTCGGCGAGCCATTGCGCCGCGTCGAGCCGCTCTCGAATTGTGGGCGGAACGAGAGGGATCAGGGCCGCGCTCGAAACGTCTTCACCTGGCGCGGGTTTTCGCGCGGGTCCGCTTGCGGTGCCTCTCATGACGTTCGCCGCGAACACGTAACACTCGACGGCGTTGTCACCGAGCATTTGATCGAGCATGTTCCACAAAGGCGAGCGCGAACCATTTCGCCCGCTCGGATTCAATCGCGAACCTTTCTTGAGGTGCCCGGTCACGGGGTCGCGGATCTGCACTTGATCGCGCTTGAATTGCGAAGACATAGAGCTAGGGTGACTCATTCTCGGCGCTTACGCAAGCGCCTGATCAGGTCGAATTAATCCGAGGAAATCATTCCCGAATAATCTCGAAGGGTTGCGCGTGCGAGACCCTGATCAAATGAGCCCGGGCGGCATTTTCCGCGACATTTCTCGCGCCGAAAATACCCGAAAATCGAAAACGACGGTTTCTCAGAAGTTCGCGCGCACTCTCTATTACCCTCTATTACCTTCCTCTCTTTACATATAGAAAGAAGGGGTGATATAGATCTTAGAGTCTGGCGGGAAAGTTGAGAAACCGCCGTTTTCGAATTTCCTCGAATTAGAAAGGCCCAAAATGAACCGAAAAACCCTCGAAATCAGCATTTCCTACGATTCTTTGACCTGGCTCGAGAATTACGCGAAAGCGCGGAAAATCCCGGATCTCGCTCTCGCCGTCGAGAGCCTGATCAATATGCGTCGAGCCGAGGTCGGAACGGGAGAATTCACCGAGCCACACGGTCAGGCTCTTGTGCGCGACGCGCTCGGGAAGTCGCTCACGGTCCCGCTCACCGTCTCTCAGTTGGTCGATCGAACGGGGCTCTCGGTGATCACCGTGCGCCAGTACACGCGCAAGCTCGAGGGGCTCGGACACCTCAAAGGCGGGCACTTCGTCAAGAGGTCGACGAACTACGCCGAAGCGTTCAAGCTCACGAGCCCGGGCCGTCGGGTGTGGCTCGGAACGATTCGAGACCCTGAAGAGCGTACCGCCGCCGAACTCACCGTCGAAGACCTCGAGTCAAAGGGCGAGTGAATGGATCTCGATTTCGAAACGCTCGAGTTGCTCGGTCACGGGTCGCCGTGGGAATGGCTCTCGAACAAGGTCTTCGCCCAACGCGTTGAACGGCTCGAGGTGAAGCGAGTCGCGGAAGCGGCCCGACGCACACCGAAGCGCGTCGACGGCACGCCTTGCCCCGCGTGCGGCTCGGCGTTCGTCAACCGTCGGCGGGGTTGGCTTCGAACGTTTTGCTCGGACGCGTGCCGCGTGAAGTTCCACAACGCCAGGGCACCGAAAGC